AACAGTTACGGCTTCTGGGTAATGACGGACGGCATCGACCTGTCGGCCTTCCTGAAGAATCCCGTGATGCTCTACAACCACAACAGGAGCTATGAGGGCAAAACCGACGACCAACTGCCCATCGGCAAGTGGAAGGACTTGAGGATGGAGAACGGCCAGCTGACAGGCGAGCCCGTGTTTGATGAGAACGACGAGTTTGCCCGCAAAATCAAGCAGAAATACGAAGACGGCATCCTGAACGCCTGTTCGATGGGTTTCCGCCCGGTCGAATGGTCATCGGAGCCTGAACTGTTGAAGGCGGGCCAAACAATGGCGACTGTGACGCGGAGCCTGCTTCTGGAAATCTCGATCTGCGACATCCCATCCAACGCAAACGCGACGGTGGTGATGTACGACGAAGATAGCAAAATTATTAACCTGTCCGATTTGCCGATGTTGGCAATAGGGCCTAAACTTAACAATAACATGCCAAAAGAAATCGCACTGAAGCTGGGCTTGGACGAGAACGCCAGCCCGCAAGCCTGCGTGGATGCCATCACCGAACTGAAATCGGAGATTGCATCCTATGAGGCCACAATGCAGAACCTTGAGACGGAAAACCAACAGCTGAAGCTGAGGCTGAAGGCAATTGACGATGCCGAAGCCGAGGCCAAGAAGCAGGAGGTGGTGAATCTCTTGGACGATGCCGTGAAGTCTGGCCGCATCGACGCGAAGGCGAGACCGCAATTTGAGAAGCTTTTTGAGCTTGACTATGAGGCCGCGAAGACCGCACTGGCCGCGCTGCCCGAAAGAAAACCGATGGAAGCCAAGCCTGTGGGAACGGGCGACAGCGACCTGTACAAGATGAGTTGGGACGAGCTTGACAAGGCCGACCGCCTCTTGGAGCTGAAGACGAAGTACCCTGAAATCTATCAGCAGAAATTCAACGAGAAGTTCAACAAAAAACCCTGACAACAATGGCACTCCAGAAAGAAATCTGGCTCAACAGCATTGTTGAGCTGCTGTTTGCGGACAACACGTTTGCCGCAAGAAGCGTCAACCACTCGGCCTTCGTGAATGACAAGACCGTGCACGTGCCCAACGCGGGCAGTGCTCCATCCGTGACCAAGAACCGTTCCGTGTTCCCGGCCTCGGCCTCACAGCGCGAAGACTACGACCTGAACTACAACATCAACGAGTACTCGACGGCTCCCATCCACCTCCAGCACTCCGAGGAAGTGGAGCTGTCGTACAGCAAGCGTGAGAGCATCCTGAAACAGATGAAGTCTGCCCTGAGCGACAGCGTCCATGCCGACATCGTCGTCTCATGGGTTCCTTCGGGCTATGCCAAAGTGGGCACCAGTGGTGCTGCCGCACCCGCCCACATGAGCTCGGCCACAGGCAACCGCCAAGCCATGACCAAGGCCGACGTGCTGGCCGTGAAGAACCTCTTCGACCTCGACGACATTCCGCAAGAAGGCCGCTGCATGCTGCTCGACGCGGTGATGTACAACCAGCTGCTGGCCAGCCTCACCGAGAGCGAGTCGAACGCTTTCCTTGCCGCTGCCGATGCTCAACGCGGTACCGTCGGCAAACTCTACGGCTTCGACTTCTACATGCGCTCCACCGTGCTGCGCGTGAACGCCGCAGGCACTACGATCAACCCGTCAGCCGCCGCCACCACCTCAGCTGCTGGCATCGCATGGCAGGAAGACTGCGTGAGCCGCGCTGAGGGACAGCACAAGATCTTCGACGACGAGGACAACCCGCTTTACTACGGCGACGTGATGAGCGCACTGGTTCGCGCCGGTGGCCACTACATCCGCAACGACAAGAAGGGTGTGGCCGTGATCTATCAGGTAACACCCTAACAACTATCAACCTTTTTATTAACCATCAAACACACAAAAAGATGAAAAGAATTTTTGGAATTCTCGCACTGCTCTCTGTTGTGGTACTGACCGCAACGGCAACCGGCTACGCCTCAGAAGCCACAGTCGGCAACCCGCCCCCGATTCTGATTCAGACGGTGGAGGCTGACATGCCCGCCGTCCATGAATGCACTTTTTTTGGATGGAACGCTGGTTTGGCCGTCACCTACGCCAACCAGCAAGGCTGCTCCAATGTCGGCCTTCAGGCCGTAGTCGGCAAAACCCTGAACGACCTGTGGGAATGGCGTTGTACCGTCTCCGTCAATGGGCTGTTGCCCGGAAACGGATTCGACCGATACGCTACCACATTGACTGGCCCCGTGTTCAAACTCAAACCGTTTTATGCATTCGTGCAGGTGGGTGCGGCCTTCAATCCATCAACCCAATACAAGATAGGCATTGCAGCCAACACAGGGGCTGGGGTGGCTTTCGACATTGGCAAGCGATCAAGGATTTTCGTCGAAGCCGACATTGACGCGGTGCCGACTGGCGGAGCGTTGTGTTCCACCTTCAGCGCAGGTGTAGGCTACGCCGTGCGATTGTAGTAAACGAATAAAAACTGTTTGACCTAATTGATAGAACCATGAAGACCCGTATAGAACGACTTGTTATCCACTGCACTGACACGCCCGAAGGTCGGGAGGTGACAGCCGCCGACATTCGCCATTGGCATTGCACACCCCCGCCCATCGGCAGGGGCTGGAAGCAAGTCGGCTATACGGACATGGTGCATCTTGACGGCAGGGTGGAACGCCTTGTACGAAACAACGAGGATGCGTATGTGGACGGCTGGGAGATCACCAATGGGGCAAAAGGCTACAACGGTACGAGCCGGCACATTGTGTATGTTGGTGGAAAGCGCAACGGACACCCAGCCGACACGCGCACCGAGGCGCAGAAGGCGGCACTGAAAGCCTATGTGGATGACTTCAAGAAGCGTTTCCCTTGGGCCGATGTGTGCGGACACCGCGACCTGCCGGGCGTAGCAAAGGACTGCCCGTGCTTTGATGTAAGAAAGGAGTATGGGATATGAGAACGGAGTGGTACAGCATCATCCCAAGCATCATCGCCCTGTTGACGGCCTGCGGCTGGGTAGTGGACGGACGGCTCCACCGAAAGAAGGTGAAAGAGCAGGACATCCTCAACAAGAAGGCCGAAATGGAGTTGTCGAAGACGTATGTGGATGAGTTCAAGGAGAACATAGCGAAGCCGCTTCAGGCTGAAATCAAAGGACTACGAAGAGATGTCAAGAACCTACAGAAAGCGATCAAACAGGCTAACAGTTGCGATTATCACGACAATTGCCCTGTGCTTGACGAGTTGCAGAAGCAACAGCGTGACGACGGCGACGGTAAGGACTGACACGCACGACGAGGCGACGGTGAGCCTGACCCGCACCGTCGACTCGGTGATGGTGCGCGAGACGGTCGTCATCCGCGAGCGGCCCGACACGGTGACGGTGGAGCGCGAGCGCACGGTGTGGCGCGAGCGGACCCGGCACGACACCGTTACGGTGACGAGAACCGACACCATCGTGAAGACGGAAACGGTGGAGAAGGTGGTGGAGGCGACCCCGGCAAAAGGGGTTGGCACAGGCTGGACGGTGGCCCTGACGCTGCTGGCGGTGATTGTCATTTACATGGTGATTAAATACGGATTAAAGATTCTATAAACAACAAGGAACATGATAAACTGGAAACGCTTGAAAGAGATACTTTGGGACATCGCGATAGTGGGGATTGCCACTACGATTGCGGTGGCCGTTGTATTGATGCTGTGTGACCTGTCATGGGATTTATGCTATTGACATACAAAGAACCTTAAAAACAACAAGAACAATGACTGGATTCAGAGACGGAGTAGATCTTATTTTGGGCGTTGTGCAAAATTCGACGTTCAAGCCGCTCGGATATTCGTCTGGTTGTAAAATCAGCGACAAAACAGAGACTGGCGAGCGTGCAACAAAAGAGGAGAGTTCGCGGCTGTGGAAACAGAAATATGTGAAATCTCTCGCGGAAACCATCACGGCTGACGGCTTTGTCTATGATGAAGTGGGTGCCTCAAAAATCGGTTTCCCCGACCTCAAGACCCTTTGGCTTAACGCGTCGGTTGTCAAACTGCGCTACAAATATCGTGACGATAGTGGAACCGCCTACGAGGGTGACTATATCATCACCTCCTTGGATCATGATGGTCCGGCAGATGATGACGAGAAATGGAGTGTCACCTTCGACAACAGCGGTGCAGTAGCACCCGCATCAGCTGGAGGCGGTGGAGGTGGCGGTTAATAACAAGGAGGGTAAGCCATGACTAAAATTGAAATCAACGGAAAGGAATACCCTTGCCGCGTCACTATGGGCGCGATGCTGCGCTTCAAGCGAGAGACCGGGCATGATGTCAGCAAGATGGATCCGACCGATGTGGCAGAACTGGTCACATTGCTTTGGTGCTGCATCGTCAGCGCGTCGAAGGCTGACGGCGTGGAGTTCGGCATAGAACTGATGGACTTTGCCGACATGCTCGACCCCGAAACCATCACGGGCTTCTACGCCTCAATGGAAAAGGAACCGTCTGACCCTGAAAAAAAAACGGGACAACAGACATCCTGACCCTATTCGGAATGGCGGTGGGGTGCATCGGCATGACAGTCGACGACTTCTGCCGGTGTACCCCATCTGAGTTTACGGCGGTGTATGAAGGTTGGATGGAGGCAGAGCAACGCCGGGAACGCGCTGCATGGGAACGGGCCAGAATGCAATGCACCTGCATGTTGCAGCCCTACAGCAAACACCGGCTGGATCCGCAGGATGTGTTCCGTTTCACATGGGAAAAAAACGAGGACAATTCCGAGAACCTCAGTGCAAAAGAAATCTGGGAAAAGTTCGAGAAAGTCAAGAGGGAACAGGGGCTTCAATGATATTCTTCTAATCCACAAAAATCAATATACATGTCAGACAACACGGTAAGGCTGAAAATCAAAATCGATGACGACTTCAAGACTGTTGAGGCCAATGCCGACGATTTGCGCGAAGCCATCGGACACGTGGTCGATGAAGCCGGAAAGGTAAACTCGTCGCTCATCAACAGCAACCAGATTGCGCAGGCTTTCGAGCAGGTGAGTGCGTCGGTGCAGGCTCTCCAGTCTGTAATGCACGACCTCACGGATGCCTACGCGGTGCAGTCCGCAGCTGAAGCAAGGCTGGAGCAGGTGATGCGCAACACAATGGACGCGACGGATGACGAAATCAAGTCCATCAAAGATTTGGCCTCTGCCCAACAGCAACTCGGCATTGTTGGCGATGAGGTGCAACTGAGCGGAGCGCAGGAACTGGCTTCCTATCTCTCAAAAAAGGAGAGCCTTGAGGCCCTCATTCCCGTGATGAACGACATGATAGCCCAACAGTACGGCTACAACGCAACGGCTGAAAGCGCCATCCAAATCGCCTCGATGATGGGCAAGGTGATGGACGGGCAGGTGAAAGCCCTGTCAAGGTACGGCTACTCGTTCACCGAGGCTCAGGAGGAAATCCTGAAGTTCGGCACCGAGGAGGAACGCGCCGCCACCTTGGCCGAGGTCGTCGAAAGCAGCGTGGGAGGCGTGAACGCAGCCTTGGCGGCTACCGACTACGGAAAGATAGTGCAGGCCAACAACAAGATGGGCGACCTGAAGGAAACCGTTGGGGCAATCATCGCACCGGCGCAAAAGGCCATCGACAAGTTCGCCAGTTTCTCCATAGCCATAGCGGGCGTCGGCAAAGGCGTGGCAACCATCAAGGGATTGGGCGCGGCCATCAAGGCCATGACGGCCAACATCACCAAGGCCACCATCGCCCAAAACGGGCTCAACATGGCCATGAAAGCCAACATCTTCCTTGCCGTGGCCACCGCCGTGGCAGGGCTTGTGGCTTGGATGGTGCAACTCTCCAAAGAGACGAACAACGCCATCGGTGCAACCGACCGGCTGGCCGAGGCCGACAAACGGGCCAACGAGCAATACAGCGAGCAGGCAGGGCGTGTGCGTGCGCTGACCTCCATCGTCGAAAACAACAACATCGCCCTCGATGTGCGCAAGAAGGCACTCGGCGAACTGAAAGCCGTCGTTCCCGGCTATCTCGGCGACCTCACCGAGGAAGGGCGGCT